CTGTTGGTGGTGGTCCTGGTGGTGGTGCTGCTGTTGGTGCTGCTGTTGGTGCTGCTTCTGCTTGTCGTGCTGCTGCTGCTTCTGCTTGTCGTGCTGCTTCTGCTTGTCGTGCTGCTTCTGCTTGTCGTGCTGCTTCTGCTTCTGCTTGAATCCTTTCTAATGATAGTGCATTATACGCAGGAACTACTGATTGAATTCTAAAAACTGATGGTTCTTGTGCTTGTGCACGCGCTTGTATATGTTTTTGTTGTCTATTTTTAGATTTACTATTAGTTTTCTTACTACCTTTAGTTTGTGTTGTTCCATAATATCCAACTGTAGCAATTGCAGCACCTACTGCTAATATTGGTAAAATTTCTTTCATATTATTATTATTATTATTATTAAATTAAATTCTTATTATTTATATTAAATTATTATTATTTATATTTTAGATATAAAATATAAGTATAATTATTATATTTAAATCATATTTATTATATTAAATCATATATATACTAATAAACTAAATAATAAGAATGTATTCATTAAAATATATATTAATTTTATCATTTATATTAGTATTTATACTATATCTCACCAAAAATTATATACATTCTTATCCACCACATATACAAATTTTACAAACATCTTTAGATAAATTTTATTATGACTTACTTTTAGAAAAACAACCATTAATTATTCAAGACCGTATTAAAGATGTAAATACATTTGTTGATATATTAAGTTATAATTATATATCTAAACACGAAATAAAAAATAAATTTCAACCAGATAATCTTAATAATAATTTATGTATTAATAAATTTAGATATTTACTATTATATAATAATATTGATAAATTTGATGAATATATTGAAAAAGATGAAAATGACAATGAACTATTAATTAAAAAAGAAATACCAATTAATATTCATATATCTATACCATCGTATATCAGAAAAGACGAATATAAAATAATTAAATCATATACTATATATAATATAACAGATATTACTATTGATGAATATAAAGATAAAAATAAAATAGTTGTTATCAAATTATATCCTTATCAAACATTAATATTACCATATGGATGGTTTTATTATTGCGAAACCCCTATACATAATATATATCTAAATGATACATTGTATAGTATATTTAGATGAATTATAAGAAGCTTATTTCCATCAAGAAGCATTACAAATATTATGAATCCATTTTCATACAATAAGAAAATTAAGATTACAAAATAAAATTGAAACAATAAAAGTAGGTTCTCGTCATTTGTGTGGTGTTGGGGGGTGTTTGGGGGGTGATCAAATAATAATAGATAATAAAGAATATGAAAATGAAGAAGAACAAATTATTAAAAAAATATGTTATTGTAGAGTTAGTTAACATGGACAGACAAAAGAATTGGAAAATCAAATTAAATTTATGAAATCAAAATATCCTGATTATTATTCATCAAACTCACTAATGTTTAATACTTTGTGGTTTATGGAGAGGGGGTCGGCTTTAACAATGGGCAAGGCTTTAACAATGCGCAAGGCTTTTGTTATGTAATATTTTTTGATCTTTTCTGAATGGTTTTTTTTTTCTGTATTAGTATTTTCAATTGGTTTGAAATCTTCTTTTATATATTCTATTTCTTCATTTTTTTTTAGTTCATTTCCCAAGACTGTTTTTAATGCAACTATGAAATCGTCTAACGAGTTACTGAAACCAGGTTCTTTAGCTTCAGATGGGTGCTCTGTGAACTTACTTAAGAGTTCATTTGCGTATATTTTTCTCACTTTAGTGAGATTAGTGGTTTCAACAATTTTTTCAATTTTTTCAAGAGAACTGATCAATTCAGTATTGATATTGACTATTTTTAAGAGATGATCCGCTGATAAGTAAGAACATAATAATTTACGTTCTGTGAGATTGTTGAGTATAGCTAAAACGCTATTGACACTATCAGAGAGTTCTTTCTTTTTGGAGCTATCAGCTTTAACGGCAATCTGAACCAACTCCGCCGCAACTAAAAGTTTCTTATTCGCTTCGTGCTCGTGGTCAAAAGCTTTATAGAGAACTTCTATAAATTTGGTAGCGGCTTCTTTCTGCTCGTGGGTGTAAATGGGGGGCTCTCCGGCGGGCGGGGAGCCGGTGATAATGGTAGTATGGGACCCAGTAACAAATCTCAGGGCGGTGGCGGTGGCGGCGTTTCCGGCGGCGGCATTGGACCCGGCGGCGGCGGCATTGGACCCGGCGGCGGCGGCGGGGCCGTTGGCGGGGGGCACGGCGGGGGGATTGTTCCCACCCATCCGGTCCATACCCCCGGTCATCGTGCCGCCGCCAGGGGATTTAAAGGTATTCTCCAAAGTTTGGTGGGCTTTTGCTGCGTCTTCATAGGCTTTTTTCGCTTTTATACTTGCATCTTCGGCTTTTTTCAAGGCATTTTTAGCGTTGTTTACGGCTTTGGCTATGGCGGCGGCGTTGGCGCCGTCCGGTGGTGGCTGCTGCTGCTGCTGCTGCTGCTGCTGCTGCTGCTGCTGCTGCTGCTGCTGCTGCTGCTGCTGCTGCTGCTGCTGCTGCTGCTGCTGCTGCTGCTGGTGCTGGTGGTTGCCGCCGGGTTCTTCTTGTTGTTGATTGCTTGAACCTTGCTGTTGATTGCTTGAACCACCACCTCCAAATTGAGTGTAAGCATACATAGTTCCTGCAGCAGCAGCACCTACTATTAAAGTAGGCAATATATCATTCATTATTAAATATTGAATTATAAAATAATTTATTAAATTATAAAATAATTTATTAAATTAATAATATATATTATATTATATATAAGTAATATTTTTTTTATTATACAAAACTATTTATTTATTTATTTATTTATTTAGTGTTGGAATATATGACATATAATTATCTATATTCAATGTTTTTTCATGTGGTTGTTCTTCTTTTATTGGAACGACATTAAATAAATATGACATATCATCATTTATTTTTTTTTGCTTTTGTTTATGTGCTTGTTCTTTTATTTCCTTTTGACTTTGTTTTATAGGATGCGCTTTTTGTTCTTGTATTAAATTTGATACAATATGTTGTGTATTTATATGAACTGATTGTTGATGTGATTGTTGATGATGTTTTATATAATTAGTATATTTATCATATTTATTACTTGAATTATTTTGTTTATATTTATCATATTTCTTTTTATCTTTACTTTTACTATGATATGGTTGATTATGTTGCTTGTTATATTGCGGCTGATGATGATATTGTTGCTGATTATGTCGCGGACTAACAGTTTTAATTTCATTATATTTATCATCACTTTTAACAACTACATATTGAACTGGTTCATTATTCTGATTATTATCCTCATCATCTTTATTTTTATCATGCATATAAGTATCTTTAAAACTATTAATATCATCAATAGTAATTTCTACTTTATTTAAATAATCTTGTTCAAAATAGTCTATATGAATTAAAAATATATAATAAAGAACAATAAATTTATGACTTTTTTTAGTATATTTAGACTCAAATATCTTAAACCCTAATTGAGATGAATATTCATATATTTCTTCATTATGTAATAGAAAATGCCATATACTATGTATTGCTGATATTTGGTCATTATTTAATAAAAGCGTATTCAAACTTTTAATTAAAAAATCTTTATTCTTATTCTTATAGCTAATATATAATGCTTTAAATCCCAAATTATTTGTATCATTTGTTGATTTTTTTAAATCAAATAATGCAAATTTAGATTCTGTTATTTCTACTGATTTTAAAGTATTAACATTTTCATATCCTAATACATTAACTTTATCTAATTTAATAATATCATTATCATAATCATATAATAATAATATATTAACCAAATATTTTAACAAACAAAGTATATATGGTTTAGTTGTTTTTGATATTTTAATATCAAATAATGAAATAAAGATAATTCCCAAGAAAAATGTTTTATATAAGTAATATTCAATCCATATACTAATAAGTTCTTGGATTACTTTATTTAAAGTTGTTTCATTCAATATTAAATCTAATATTTGAAAAGCATCTTCTTTATTTTTTTTAAATAATGCTATTCGGAAATTTTTAAGTTTTTCTGTTATTGATAGAAAGTTAGGTGATATAATATTTGTCATATTATATTCATATTATAATACATATTATAATTAACTAATATATTTATATTTAAATCAAATTCAAAAATAATGTGTTAATTAATCTTGATATTTACATTCTTTAAATGGCATATACCATGACCATGTATCAATCAGTTTTCTACCAATTACACATAAATTATTAACATTCTTTTTTAAACTTTTATTAGCATATTTATTTGATGTAATATTAATTTCTTGTGTGCCGTATGGATTATTTTCAAATTTCTGTATATTATGCTCTTCTAAGTCTTTATATTGGATATCAATAATATTAATTTGTGTCAATAATAAATGTTCAGGATAATATAATCGTGCAATATATTGTAAAACATATAATCTTCTATTATCTAATGAAATTAAGACATATTTTTCCTTAGATTTATCCAAATATACTTTAATAACATTAATAGGTAAAAATGGAATTGTAATAACTGATACTTTTTGTTTTTTAGTTTCTTTAATAGTTTGATAATGTGGTAAATTATCTCTTAAATATTTTAATGTTCTAAATACAGTATTTTCAAACATTAATTCGTCATTTAATTTTTTTAATGTTTCTGTTCTACTTTTATCAAAAAAATAGTGTATATTATTTTGACTAAATCGTATGCTTAATGGGCTCATTAGAACTCTATCATATTTAGTATTATATTTGGCATTTAAGAAAGTTCCATTATATTCATAATATTGTGGATTTGTTAAATATAAGTCTTTATTTTTATCAATAGATTCTTTAATATATTTATTAATATATTTAAAGTAAGATTTATTTATATTAGACATTATTTATTATTTCTTATCATTATTATAATATAAATATAAAATATAATAAAAATTATAATGAAATGATAAAAATATAAAGAATATGTTTATATAACTATTATAAAAATCTATTTTTTATTTAACATAAACTTATATTTATCTATATATATAATCAGATTTAGTTATGACTCAAAAGTTAATGACCCCACAATCTATTTCAATATCATCTATTCCATCTGATGGACGAACTCAACCAAATTCTATTCTTGATGAAATTGAAACAGATTATAATATTGCTATAGAAGTTTTAGGAGAAATAAAAAAACAAGAAAGAGCTATAGAAAATGATATAAAAATGAGTCAATTAATGGAGGAAAGAAATAATATAAACTCAATACCAAATCAAATAATGAACCCACGACAAACAGAAGATGAAATTCGCCGACAAAGTGATGAGTTAATAAAAAATCAACATAATAGTAAAATACCTGCTACTATTATGGCACAACAACCAGAAGTAGTAGAAGAAGAGCGTGTATTAAAAGATATACAAGAAAATTTTGATAAAATGAATGAAAATATGAATAGTTATAATGAAATAGATGAAGATGATTTATTAGAAGATAGTCAAGGTTTTATTAGTAAAATATTAGATAAACTAAATATATTTTCAGGAATAGAGTTTAATATTGGTAATATATTATATAGTATAGGTATAATAACTATAGTATTTTATTTATTTAATTTAATTGAGATTGGATTGATAATAACAGCTACATTAACAAACTTTTTAAAAATTAATTTATTAGGTTATAGAAATATTATATCTGCTTTAAGTTTTGGAATTATTTATCACTTAATAGAGAAAATGATATAAAGATAAGTTATATATATTTATGTTTATACAAAATTATTTTTAACTTTTTATTATATTAGCAACTAATATATTGCAAATTTATTACATATATTATTACGCCAAAAAAATGCCATTTTCTATATATAATTGATATACCGTTATCAAAATCCATAATATCAACTTATCCAGCCTTATGCATAGTCAAATAGACGGATTTGATATGACTAATATGATGTTATTATTTAGCAATATAGGTAATTCTTCATCATTTATTCCATTATTGATTATTATTGGAAAATTATTAGCATTTCTATATAAACAACGATATGAAATAAGTTATATATTCTCATCATATAATGTAGAATATGTTATTGAAAGTCATATTGTTCCAATTATTCATTTTAATATGAGATATGATAAACCAACATATAAATTAAAATTTAGTAAAGATTTTAAAGCAATTATACATTATATTAATACACACATGAATGATATACATTTTACTTGTATTCACGAAATATTAGAAACCAATAATGAATTAGCAGATAGAACAAAGGATAAAAAAAAAAAAAATAATTATATATATTTACCTATTGGAAGTAAAAAAATATTAATCAATAAACAAGACAATATTTATTTACAAATGCGCCAATTTAATGACGAAGATAAAAATAATACTGAAGGATATATATTACGGTTAAGTATTCCATTAAATAATTATTTTGATACTGATTATTATTTTAATTATAATCAATATACAAAAAAACAAACATTTAATAAATTAATAACTATTAAACAATTTATAAGTAAATGTGTCGATGAATATAATGAATATTTATCTAATTTACAGAAAGATAAAACATTATATATTTATCAATATATTGAATGGGACGAAAAATTAAGATTTGAACAACATAAAATGGAAAATAATAAGAATTTTCAAAGTAATATATTTATTGAAAATAAAGAACATTTACATAACTATTTTAAAGCATTTATTAATATGTCTTATTCTTCTAAATATGATGAACAATTAATTTCTTATCATAATCAACAAAAACAATATTATGCAAAATGCGGATTTACATTTAAATGTGGAATGTTATTTTATGGTTATCCAGGATGTGGTAAAACATCAACTATTAAAGCCATTTTAAAATATACTAATCGGCATGGAATATTAATTAACTTAGATAAAGTTAAAAGTGCTCGTGAATTAGAACAATTATTCAGAAATAATGAATATTGTAATAATACTTATAATTCTGAAGAATTATGTTTTATTTTAGAAGATTGTGATGCTACAAATGATAGTTTTATACATTGTCGCAAATTAAAACAACAATCAGATATAAATAAATCATCAGCTGATGCTAATGCTAATACTAATGTTAATACTAATGCTAATTCCAATAATTCAAATTCAAAAACTACAACAACTGATAATGATAAACCTAATTTAACTTGTTTTCTAAATATTTTAGATGGTATTGTTGAGTTAAATAATGTAATGATTATTATGACAACAAATCATCCAGAATTACTTGATGAAGCATTAATTAGAGCAGGTCGTATTGATTATAAATATGAATTTAAAAAAACTACTACACAAATTATTTGTGAAATGTTGGCTTTTAAATATGATATTGATATTGACACAGTTAAATCACATAAATATTATTCACAATTAAAAGATTATCAATTATCTCACGCACAAGTTCAAGCAATAATGTTTCAAGATAAATATAATAATGCTTATAAGAAAATTGCTGATTTATGTAATAGTAGTAGCTGAAATTATACTTGAAATAATTATAAATGATAAATGATAAATGATATAAAGCTTAGATATATATATTTAAATGTATGCACAAATTTTTTTTTACCATTTATTATAATTATTATAATAAAATATCTTAGTAATAATAATAAAATAATAATAATAATAATAAAATAATAATAAAAAATAATAATATTTATTATTATAACTTTAGTTATTACAATAAAATATAATATGAATAATGATTTAGACAATTGTATTGATTATAATGCTTTAAGTATCTTTATTGTATCTGTATTAGGTTCGGCAGGCGCTTTCTGCACTCTAATGATGGCATCTATACGAAAAAGTAGATGCACTGATATGAATTTTTGTTGCGGTTGTATCTCTATTCATAGAGAATTAATGTCTATCGAAGAAATGAAATATGATAATAGATTAGAACAAGCATCACCATCTGAACAATTAGTAAATATACCATCACAACAATTTATGAAACAACCACCACACACAAGTTCAAACCAATTAGGTATAAATCATATAAATAATAGTAGTGTGGCATTAAATTATGTTAAACGCAAAAGCAAAACACGCATTAGAGAAGCAATCGAAAATTTAACACCACCTTCTTCACCAACCAATAAAATACGCAAGTCTACATCAAATGAAGAAAACTTTATTATCGATTTAACAAAATAAAAATAAAAATAAAAATAAAAATAAAAATAATTATATAAGTTATATATATAATTGATTACTGATAGTATATATATTTTAATTATTCAATAAATCATCTAATTCAATTAACAAATTATATTTTTTATTATAATCTATTAAATTATTATATGAAAAATTGATATATATACTATAATATTTTTTTTCATCATCCGGATATTTATGCGTCTCAAAATTAACATATATCTTACCTTTATATATAAAAGTCATTCTATTAACATCTATTATATTATTTAACTTATTATTCCAATTAAATAATGCATGACTTAAATTACTTTTACTATAATTCGCTATATACACATTTGATGATTTAAAGAAATTAAATCGTTTATAATCATTTGTATCCACTACAGTTGGGTCCGTTATAGTAGTAGATGTTATATCATTTAAATCTTGAAAATCATATAAATGCTTATTATATATCATTATACTATGGTCTGAATCATTATATATTGTATATTCAACACCATTGTATATATAATTCCTATAACTCTTTATAAAGAACTTTAAATCATTATTCTTGAATTTATTATAATGAAATTTTAACTTCTTATATATATCTTGATTTATTTTTCCTTTATATAATGATTTTCCATCTTCCGAAAATATTTTACTATCATATAATACATATTCCATATAATTCGTTTTATTCTTTGATATACTTGCAGATATATCCTTTATTGAATCTGACATAATTAAACTAAAATTATACTGATTATAATATATAAAAATAAATGATATTTACTTATATTATGTATATATATGCATTTTTTTTATATCATTATTATAATTTTTAATTTTTTAGCCTTAAAAATAAAATTTAAAATATATCAGGAAAAATAGTAAATTCATTTTATTCATATTTATATAATCTTTCAATAATTTTAATAATGAATTTTTATCTAATAATTTTAAACTATTATAACTATAATTTTGAGTATATAAATCATATAATACACTATGATTTAATAATGTATATGTAAAGTCAAATAACTCATTCTCTGATATACAATATAATGATATAACTATCCAAAAAAAATTTCTATTTTTATTATATTCTTCATATGTCTCAAAAAATGTTGCATATGGTTCATCTATTGTATCTAAATTTGTATATTTATTTATAACATTATCTAATTCTTTATCAATAACAATATTATTTCGATATATTATGTTATTGAATTGTTCATAAGAACAATTATCTAATTTAAAATCTATTTGTTCAATTTCCATTTTATTTATATTATATATATATTACATATATATAGATAAATTATATTTATACTCAGATTTTTTAATTTATATTATACAATATTTATATAAGGATTAATTATATATAATAATATATATATCAATTTTTATTTTTTTACACAATGTTGGAATATATATATAATAATCATGATGATTATAAAAATGAAGTTCTTATTGGCATTGACGAAGCAGGACTCGGACCATTGCTTGGAAATGGCTTCATTTGTTGTGTAATTTGGCATCCTGACCCAACAACTGGAAAACTAAAAGGACATGATAACCCATTAATTCATAAAGTCAGAGATTCAAAAAAGATATCAAAAGTTCCTAAAAAAAGAGAAGAATTACGAAAATTTATAGAAGACAATTGTAATTGTTTTAAAATAATTCAAATTACACCAGAAGAAATTGATGAAAAAAATATATTACACGCACGATTAGATGGATATACACGAGTATTAGACGAAATGTATATAGAATATAAATTTGATAGAATATTAGTCGACGGAAATCAATTTAATACTTATTCATTATCAAATAACTATATTATTCCACATACATGTATTGAAAAAGGTGACGATATATATTTGCAAATTGCAGCAGCATCTATACTTGCAAAAATATATCATGATATATATATGATAAAATTAGTTGATGATTATCCTGAATTAGAGAAATATAATCTGCGAAAGAATGTTGGATATGGAACAGCAGCTCATATAGCTGCAATCAAAGAACATGGTTTTACACAATTTCATCGTAAAAGCTTTAATCCAGTTAAAACAATGATCGAAAATAAAACAGCTAAATTAAACTATGTATTTAAATCAAATAATATTGTAGAAACAAATGATAATGATAATGATAATGATAATAATAATGATAATAATAATAATAATAATAATGATAATAATAATGATATTGTAAAAAAATGATTATTTTTATTTAAACATTAAATACCTTATTTAATATATAATAATAGATATTTTTAAGCTTTAAATCACAATGTTTATTGTATTCGAAGGAATTGATGGCTGTGGCAAAACAACTTTATCATCATTATTAATGAAATATCTAATTGAAAAAAAACGAAAATTTGCAACTAAATTTGTATTTCCAGACCGAACATCTGCAACTGGTTTAATTATTAATAAAGTATTAGCAAATAAAGTTAATATGGAAACTCATATGCTTCATCTATTATTTTCAGCTAATAGATATGAAAAGAAAGATTTATTGTCCAAATTAATTGCAAAAGATGCAATTATTATTTGTGATAGATATTTATATTCGGGTATTGCATATTCAACTACAACTGGATGTCAATATGAATTTACAAAAGGAACTGAAGCATATTTACCAAAACCTGATTATGTTATATATCTTGATATTCATCCGAAAGTTGCTTTGGCAAGAGGAAAAGGAAATGAAGTATATGAAAATATAGCATTTCAAACTGCTGTATATAAGAATTATAAAAAAGTATTCGCAGATAATACTATTATGGGTAATACAAAATTAATAACAATTAATGCCAATAATAGTATTGAAAATATAATTGAACAAATAATTAATAATTTAAATCTATAATTAAATAGTATATAAGATTATAAGATTATAAGATTATAAGATTATAAGATTATAAGATTATAAGATTATATACATATTACATTTTTTTCTTTAATTTGTTTAATCATAAAACTATTTATTTTTTTATCAATTATTTTACTTTTAATAATTTTATAATATTCTTTATTATAATTAGCATTTAATTTATCAATATTTTGTATATTATATATATTATTAGTCTCAGTATTATAATCAATTAAATATAAAGAAGGAATACAAGTCCCTTCGCTTTGTATATTGTTATATATTGATTGTAAATTTGATAAACTATTATCTATATATATACTAATTGGTTCATTATTGATAAATCGTGATATGCTAATATTATTACATGCTTTAATTAAGAATCCATGATGTTCAAATACAACTATTTTATTTTTATCTAAATTAATATCATTCATATATATAATAATTCTTTTATAATACGGTTTATCAATATTAATGGATAATATTGATAATAATCTATTCAATGTATCTATATCATGCACATTATAATGTGTTAGTAAGTGAATAATATGATTTTTTTCTATTTGTTCCATTATATAAGTGATTATTTTATTATTTAATTTAATATCAATAATACAACTATTAATTTGACGGCGCGGGTGTATAATCGTATCTAACAGATTATTTGACAATATTCCATCATATTTAATAGCAATATGTTTAACACGATTATTTTTAGATAAATATTGTATTTTATTATATATATTACTTTCACCTAATTGAATAGTTTCCATTACAATTAATTATATGAGCATAATAGTGCAGTGCTATTTATATAATAAAAATTTGATTAATTCTATATACAAAAATAAATAAATAAATACAAATTTTTGTTAAGAATAAAATAATATTATTTTTTATATAGTCCGTTAATAACCATAATAATATATAAAAAAAATGATATAAATAATAGTTTATATATATACATATATATTATATATTAGTTCCATATTTTTAAGGCTTCTTTCACTTTTTATTATAATGAGCACTCAAATTGACGGAAACACTGTTAAAAAGAGAACACGGCGAACTAAAAAAGAAATTCAAGAACAAAACAAAATATTAGCAGATAAAATAGCTAATGGCGAAATTGAAATTAAAAAAAAAGGCAAAGGCAAAGGAAGAGGTATTAAACAAAAACACAAAATTGAAATTGCAAATAAACAAGAAAATTCTATAAGAGATGATACAGTTATTTATATAATGAATAAAATAGAAGATTTTTCAGAATTACAAGCAAGAGATTTAGAAATTGGAATATTTAATTATACTATTGATTATTTAAACCAAAAATCTAATTGCACTTGGCGCAATCCTATATTTAAAAATATATATAGAAGAAAGGTATTATCTGTTATAAATAATATTAATAAAACATCACTTATTAATAATGGCGATGATAGTTTATTACAAAAAATATTAAATAATGAAATTGCACCTAATAAAATACCTTTCACTTCTTATGATAAACTTAAACCACAACAATGGGCTGAATTATATGAAAAGAAAGAGAAAATTGAAAAAAATCTTATTAATCCTGAAAAAGTAGCAATGACTGAAGAAATCGTATGCCGACGGTGCAAAAATAGACAAATTACTTATAATATGGTTCAGCTTCGTTCTGCAGATGAACCTATGAGTATGTTATGTCAATGTTTGGATTGTGGTCTAAATTTCCGTATCGGATAGAAAAATATTGCATATTATTTTTGTTTTACAAAAATAATCAAGCAGTAGATGTAGTAAGCTAACTTACGCTTATATATATATATATATATAAACTATTATATGTATTTAATTCGGAGTATAACTTATAAAATTTCTGCTAACATTCTCTATAAATTATCCAATAAAAATTATAAAAAAAGTCTAAATAATATATTATAATTATTAATTTTTTTTATATTTTTATTGAATAACAATAGGCTAAATAAAAAAAATTCTAATTTTTATGTTAGTTATAATTACCGTTGCCATATTGGCACAAGAGCATTCGGATATATGTCAGAAGAAGACACCATGTTAGATTACAGTCGTGTTGAACAAGAACGTCATGAGATGATGACTATTCGCGCAGAACATACTGCGATTATGGATTTGAAGATAAAGACTGTGTATGAAAAGAAGACTGTGTATGAAAAGAATATAAAAGATAAGCTTACGCGTATGTGTGTAAATTTTGGTAATTCAAAGCCGGATACAAGCAGCACACCCCCCACAACAATGAACCCAAACAGCCAACGGCAACTGCACCTAAACACGACACACCACCACGACACCCCCAACCCACTCACCACCGCACGACGCCATCCCCACTAGAAATTGCCAAGTGCCAAAATAGCAACAGTAAATAATACTAACATAGTTCGCAACTAATAACGAAACAAATATTATATAATAAAAAATAAATATATCTATTTAAGACTAAAATATTGATATAATTTTTTTTTATAGGCTACAAAAAAAAATGCTATATTGCATGTTGGTATTATTTACCGTTGCCATTTTGGCACAAGAGGATACGCTCCTCGATATGCAACGTCTTGCACACACGTTTGTGTCAACGAATACGAAAAGGAGTTTGAACATCGAGTTCCACCTCTACCCCTCCGTCAATGATTCAGGCAGTAACTCGGGTGATGAGCGCCCCTATGTTTGTCCCCGGAACCTTATGATTGTTCTAACTCTAAAACCGACGCAAGATGGCTGGAAGTTCAGTTTAGTGGTGTTTGAGTACTTCGGGGAGATCTCTGAAGTTGATGACGATTATGCACCGGTGAATCCGGTATGCGATGGGAAAGTCGTACTTAGAAGGTCTATCCGGTTTGTATGTTGCCGTAAGCACGTTGAACCGGAGTGGCTCACCGGGATAGCTTTAAAGCCGCTGGATGAAGGAGACGATGAGATGGACCAATATCGCCAACTTGTCAAGGCGATGATAAAGTTGTTCGAGAAAAAGAACAACTTATCAATATGTGACCTTGATAAAGAGGCAGAAAACCTGGTGCATAATGACGCAAAGTTTCTAATTGAGAAAGCGAAAAAACTCTGTTGGAAGAAGCATCGAACGCTGTTGGAAGAAGCATCCTAATTAAGTTATACTGCTTCTCCACGTCATTATACTGGTAATAAGTATTAAGACCCCAACGCACCCACATGCAACCACACCCCGTGTGTAAAAAAAAATATCATTTTTTTTAAGGTAATAAGTTTTTTTTAATACTTTTTTGAATTTAATCTATAATTTATATTATATAATTGTTGAATTTCATGAATTAATAAATCATTATTATATTTACAAAACATTTATTTATTATTATAAATATTGAAGCTGATAAAAATATTATATAATAGTATTTGATAATAAATATCGCGATTTAAGACTAGCATATTTATATATTTTTTTAAAGGCTAAATAAAAAAAAATGATTATTTTTATATATATATATTATTTACCGTTGCCATTTTAGGCACATTCCCCAACAATGCGAGCATCACAAATACCACACGAAGTGATGTGGCTTGTTTGCCAATTTTTGGGGTTGAAAAATACTGACTACTGGGGATTTTGGATAGGATTATCTGGTATGTTTTATTACGACAAAACACATCGTGCAATCTTAGATGATGTGAGAAAAAACTATCCACAACTGATAAATAGTAATAATGTTATTAGATTGCATTTTCCTAGACGATTTTGTTTAGTGGAATATATCAGGAAAGATTACACTGTGTTCTTATATTTAGGAATACCGTATATATTATGTAATAAAAAACTGGATGAATGTGATAACTGGAAATGCAAAATGCATCCATCAATCTTGCATTTGAATATTCAAGGTATTTTATGTAATTGTAGTGCTTGTTACAAGATAGTAAACTTCTATACGCGGGACTATAAGTTCACTCCTACATGTTGTGTTGCAATAAACCAAATCGCTAATATGCTTCTACAATGGCGTAAAAACCCAGTATTGAATGAACTACAATGATAACATTTGATTTTTATAATTGATATATTGTTAAAAACTCTTAACTAAAAAAAATCATAAACATACTTTTGCAATGGTATAAAATTTGTTTTTTTTACTTATTATATATTATTTTTGTTATGTCTTTTACACATTTTTTTTTCATTACAAAATCCAATGCATTTTGATACACGTTTAACAGTTTTTTGAATATTAACACGGCCAGATACAACTTCTAACGTAGTTTCAATAATACCAGGCAGTAAATGTTGAAATGTAAAATCCATTACATTATCAAAAGTCATACCAGGCGGAACAACTATACCTTTATCTGTAATAAGCATATAAACAACTATTTGTACTAGTTCTTTTTTATAAACACCTTTATTTTCATCGTTCATTTTTTCTTGTTTTTGAATAGTTTGTACAACAGCCATAAGATTAGTAGTTAGTTGCATAATATCATTAGGTTTTAAATTTAATATATTTTTTTCAATTAACCATTTTTTACCAAAATTGTAAAGTTTAACAACATGTTCTTTGAATTTTGGTTTTGAATTAACAACATGATTATTATTAATAATATCACTAAATTTTGTTAAAACATCAACACTTTTAAGTAAATTATTGGTCTCCATATTATATATAAAATATTTATAATTAATTAAATATTTTTTTTTATATATATTTACACTTTTCAAATTTTAAATGCTTACTTTTATTATAAAAAAAGAAAATAAATTTAATTTTTTTATAATATAATTTTAAATTTATTCTATTTCTTTCTTTAAATAGTTCTGGATTTACACTTTGTAAAATTTAAACGGAAAAGTTTAATATTATATTCACAAAACATTTATTTATTGTTGTAAATATTGAAGCTGAGAAAAATATTATATAATAAATATAGCTATTTAAGGCTAAAATATTGATATAATTTTTTTTTATAGGCTACAAAAAAAAATGCTTATTTACATATTGATTGTAGTTACCGTTGCCATTTTGGCACAAGCCCAAATACTTATGGGTAACTGCTTCTCAGTCAATACCGTGTCTTTCAAAGCCCTCGATGAGGCTTTGTTAATGAAGAATTTCAGTGACCCTGAGGAGCTTGCAAAAAAAATGACAAAAAAATGGCGCTCTCCAAAAGATCCTCCCGCCTATTACCCAGGCGAATCCAGAAAGAAAACACTACAGCGTGAAGCCGCTGAAATACGCATTGGAGAAGCCATGTGCAAAGCGGTTGAACCCTTTGCGCGACGTGCAAAATGGTCGTGTGAAGATAAACTGACTGAAGATGAGATTAGATTTCTCAACAACCTAATCAATGAGCTCAAGAAGCTCGAAACCTCGCATAACATGAAGACAAGCGCGAACGCGAGGTCGATCATCAATAATATCACGTTCAACATGAACGTGATTATAGCAATCCAAAAAGCCGAAAAAGATAAGCGTGACAAGCGCGAACAGAAGAAGATGCTTGATGCCATCACATCAAGGGTGTACCGATAACACACACTGAATCAATCACGCAGTGAACAGAAAAATTTATTTTCAAAAAAAAATTTTTTTTAAATGATAAAAAATTATAATCTCTAAACATAAATATATATAAATTATCTTTATATAATTTTTTTATAATATATTACCACATTTATTTAAATTATATGATAAAAAAAATTATAATCTCTAAACATAAATATATATAAATTATCTTTATATAATTTTTCATAATATATTACCACATTTTTATTTAAATTATATGATTAAAAATTATAATCTCTAAACATAAATATATATAAATTATCTTTATATAATTTTTCATAATATATTACCACATTTATTTAAATTATATGATAATAAAGATATAGCTATTGCTAACCACATTATTTCAAATGAACTTAACAATGCTCCTCTTGATTCACCTACATAACTCAAGCTTATAATTTTAGCTAAAATCACAGCAACTAAAAACCATATTATAAGTAATTGATTAAAATCACTTTCTTCTATATATGATGTATATATAACCCATGCATTTTCTAATACTATTTGAGAAATAACTAAAAAGAGTAACCATTTATAAGCACAACTTGAAATTGATTTATTAACTGTAATATAATAAAGAACTATTCCTGATAATAAATATAATATAGACCACACTAATGAAAATACATATCCCGGAGGTTGCCAATGTGGTTTTGGTTCAGTTTTTTTCGATAAATTATTTCTATTCATTGTAAATAATGATGAAATACTAAATCCCAATATTATTGGAATAAAAATCAATAATATATTCCAATCAGAAAACATTATAAATAAGCTATAAAATTTATAATAAAAAATTAATTATTATTTATTAATTAACAATAAAATATTTATAAATAATAAAGAATTAAAATATATATATATAATTATAATGAATAATAATAAACCATTTCAACCTAAACCAGCTTTTAATGGAAATAAACCACGACAACCATTACCTAAACCACAATTTGTAAAACCACTAAATAATACTATAAATAATAAAGTTAATAATACACGATTTGAATTTAATTATCAACTTTTAAATGATAGATATTTTAAACAAATCTTAAATAGTGATTTAGTTAATAATACCAATTTACTCATTCTTATTTTACTTAACTTTCATATTCTTTATTATTTAATGTCTATATCCAATGATTGCCCGTGTGCTTATGGTTTATCCAAAAATATATTTATTACAATGATTTTAGTTCAAACTATATTAAATATTGTTATATTATTTAAAATTAAAATACATTCAATTATAGTTATTATTTATCTTATTTCATTATGCGCATATTTAGCTTCTGGATTTCTATTTGTTAGTCAAGTAGAAGATGATGTCTCAAATTGCTATTGTGCTCATACTGATACACTTGTTGTTGCCAAATATTTACTCAGAATAATGCTTGTTGTATTAATTTTCTCAATATCAATGATTCTATATAATTATGTAATAACATTAAATTAGTTATTATTTTTTTTTTCTTATAAAAAAATTTGCCATAATTCTCTATATATGTCTAATATATAAAATATTATATAATTTATTGATATTTGATAGATAATTATGGCAAATATCATATATATATATCAGAAGAAGCCTGTTCACAAGCCTTGTAAAAAAAATGCTTATTTACATATTAGTTATATTTACCGTTGCCATTTTGGCACAAGCCCTGATGTTCTCGACCCCCCTGCTTCCGTTGCTCCCGGGTCTCCCCCGGCATTGAAGAAGGATGTTATGAATATACAAGAATATAATATGTTTCAAAAAATACGAGAAAGTTGCGGAGAATTGAATAATAAAACAGATGAAGAAATCATGAATTTGGAACAACTTTCTCTTGAAAGTCTTACTTTCTTTCCTCATGAAATATGTCAATTGACAAATCTGACTGAATTAAATTTTCATAATAATAAGCTAACATGTCTTCCTCCAGAAATA